AAATGAATAACACAGATAAACTATTAAGAGCTTAAACGAAAAAACCCGCTACTTTTAACGGTAGCGGGTAATTATTTAGCTATCTTGCTTGTCGCTAACAATATCACTCTGTGTTTTCATGTTATCAATTAAGCCCGGACCTATAATCGTAGCGTCACCGCTAGCATCCTGAATAGTTTTCAAGTTATTAATGGCGTCATTGACCTCTTGCTGCTGTTGTTTAGCAATAGACATAAACTCATCAAACTCTTGCTTGCGTTGTGCTAATTCTTGCTTCTCTGCGTTTAACTGAATGTTAGCGGCATCAACATTAAACTTGTCATCCTGTCCTTTTAAGAACTTCTGTGTATCAAGTTTTATTTCTTGTTCTTTAAGGTCAAGCTGCCTGTTGTTCAATTGAAGCTCAGCCATTTTAATTTGCTGATTGCCTTGTATTTCAGCCTGTTTATTTTGAGCTTGAGTCATATCAGCTTGGCCTTTTAACTCTTCTGCCCTTGCTGCTATCATCAGTGGGTCTTCTTGAGGCTCTTGATTAGCCTGTTGCTCTTGAAGTTGCTGTTGCTCCGCTTGTTCTTCCTCTGTCCATTCTTCAGGGCCAATTAATCCGCTTTGAATTCCTTGCTTACGTGAGCGCTTAGCTAAAGTATTCATGCCTGGACCGCTTTGGTTTTTATAGAATACATCGCGTGATAATTCTATTGCTTGAGGGTCAATAGCTAGTATCTGCATTAAGCGTTCAGATTCTTTCTCTTGCTGATTGCGGAATGTTGCACCCATATTACAAGTAACATCGTAAACACCTTTAGATAAATCGTTCTGCTCTACAATTTTACCATCAACAAATATATTACTATTAAGCGGTACCGTTTTATCCGTGCCGTCCTCGCCTAATATTCTTTGCTGCCTAGTGGAATCATAAACCCTTGGTATTGCATCAACTAAAACACGGTATGCATGACAGATACAAATCTCCATTGACTTAAACCATTTAACGTTACCGTTATTTGATTGGCCAATCAATGAGTCGATAGCAACACCTGATTGTAAGCCGGGGTTTTGCCCCATACTTGGGTCGTCCATATTACCTGTTTGCTGCAGCATACCTTGAAAGTTTAGTATTGCACTCTGTAACTGTGGACTACCTTGTGGAGCTGTAACTCTGAACGGCGGTGCTTTTGAATCTTCATCAGTGTTATAAATACGAACGCCTTTACGGTCGATATTCATGGTTGAATAGTCTTGGCCTTCTGATTGCTTGTCCGTCATCCAAATGTCATCTTTACCGCTTAAGCCTGCATCCTCTGTCATACCAGATAAAGCAAAGTTAATGCCGCGCTGTGCATCCATTAACTTTTTAGTCTTGCCTGAGAATTTAGTCTTGCTGTTATGAATAGCATAGTTGCCATAAGAAGGAATTAACGGCACATAGGTAAATACTGTTTCTTGTTCATCTTTAAGCCAGTCAGAGCCATCAAACATACGGCTGAATATCTTCCATGACTTACGTGTTCTTTCGCCTACTATCGTTTCGCCTGCCGCCTGCCTTTCTTCAAGTGTTGATCTAAACTTTTCGTTATCTTCAAATACTGAGCCAGTATTCATTTGCACAAGCTTAATATCTTTAGGTTTTTTATAATACAACTGGCCAACGATTACGGAATCATCAGATATTTGGTTGTTGGTGTTATCGGTTGACATTGTATCGATGTTATCAGGAACAGATACTTTTGAGCCTTCAGGGAATTGCTTTAAATAGTTAGCCATTGGTAATTCTTGAAGCTTAACGCCCCACATAGCATCGGATTTATCTTGCTTGATACTTGCAACATCAAACCATACTGATTTATACCAATCACTAACTGGCTCCATAACCAAGTCTTGATCGAAAGTATTAGCATCAAGAAACTTCTGCTTTATCTCGAAGCCATCAATACCACACATCACCATGGCCTCACCTACGGCAGAGTATATTTGGTCAGCGTTAGATATGTTTTCAATGTTACGAATCAAACCCGCGTAAGTTTCCGCTGTAGCTTCAGTGGCACCACCACCAGCCGGACTAACTTCGATAGCAAACTCTGAATTGGTCATTTCACCAGTGATTTGATCAAGTATAGGTGTAATCTGGTCAAACTCACCTAAGTATCGCCTTGCCATAGACTGCTTAATTTTATCATCCCACATAGTATCAAGCATAAATGTACGCTGCTTACCTGATGACTCGCGTTCGTCCTTCTCTTGTGTTTGTGATTCGACCACCATTGATAGGACGTTTTTGTGGTCTGTAAAATTTAGCTCTACCATATCGTTACGAATTCCTGATTAGTTTGTTTCTTGACTTTATTTATTATACTAGCCTTGTCTAATGATACCACAACAGCATCCCATAGGTTAGGGGATGGTATTGACACGCGGCTACCATCAGGCATTAGTATACCTTTTCGCAACTCTTCTTTAGTATAAAACTTAATTGTGTCTCCAGGCTTAACTGGAGTCTTACACGCTTCCGCTTTTAGCTTCTCTAGCATTTCACGTTTAATTCCTATACCGGTTTCTTTGTTGAAGGTAGCAAAGCTTATCAATTCATCTGGGTCACAATACTTCTTATGAACAACCGCCATGTATGTTTTATATATCCGCTCGGCAGTTCCTATTATGTTTTGAGCCTTTTTGTTATTAAGTACATCTTCATTCTTTAAGCGTTCGTTACGTTGTGTGAGTGTTGTTGTTTCGCTTTTGAATTGTGCTTTGGGATCATGTATTTTACTTGAGCCTTTATAGGCAAATACATTAACCTTCTTACCCTTGAATGCTTTACTAACATTATCGCGAAGTGTTGCACCTAAACCGTCAGCATCGTAACCAAACGAATCAACACCGTAAATAATTGCTCGTTGACAAGCTAAATCCATCTTCCTATTACCATCACTAGCCTCTATCTCTGTCACATCGGTAAATATAACGCCTTGCCTAGCAGCATAACCGCATGGGTCATTACCAACATCTGAAGGGTCGCACGCAGCAGTCTTTGCGCCTAATGGTTCAAACCCTAATTTGATGTGAGCATCAATACACGCGTTAAACCAATCCTCTATTATAACGCTTGAATCAATATCATCATTGAACTTATCACCCCATATCCAACCAAACCTTGATTTCGACATAATACCCTTCTCAACTTTGATTTTGTCTTTTGCTAACTCTTGGCTTAATGATTCATCCCATTGAAACCAAGGGTTGTCTTTGTGACTTACATGTATTATTAAATGGTGATCATCTTCGTAGTAACCTTTCTTATCCAAGTCAGCACGATAAGGGTTAATAAATTCTTTTGACATTGGGTCTTGTGAGCTTTCAGGATTCCATAACCACCAAAGTTCAGCGCCAGGAGTGTCGCGTAATGTTGGCCCTAAAGTATCAATAGTATTTTGTTTCGTCTTTGCTGCTTCTTCCATTAAGAATATTTTATAGTTACTTGTGCCTTTCATATCAATGATGTTTTGCATGCCGCCAAAGGTAAACTTGCCGCCTGTTTTGTGGCGTATTTCCCAATGACTAGGAACTGAACGAAAGCCAGCTAATGATAAATCTTTTATACTCTTTTCGATGCCTGCGTAAATACTTTCTTTTAATGCTTTCATCCTTTCACGCAATACAAATACTTTCGAGCCTTGGCTGTTTACCTCTCCAGCCGTTACATCTTGAGCCATACGTGATTTAGTGCCACCCCTTGAGCCATACATGCACTTATATTTCTTGTGCTTGAGTATAATCGGCTCAAGCTTTTCAATTAATAGAATGGTAGCCTCTTCAGTGCTTGGCTCCATATTACCTATTGTGCCTTTCCATGTCCTAATGATGTTCGGGACTAACTCGCCATCTATTTTATCTACCCGGTCAACGATTCCATAAACAGAATGCTCTAACATGCCAGCTTGAGCCAACACTTGAGGCTCCAATATATCTAGCTTCTTGCTAAGCGCCCCCATTTAAAGCCGCCTCTATTCTCTCTATGCGATCTTTAAGGTCGGTGTATTCTTCTATGTCAATCATTGCCTTTATAGCTTGAATACAATGATTACCAACATCACTTGGTATTATACCTGTAGCTATAGCATCTAATATGAAGCTTGCTTTTTCATGAGGCTTCGCGTTTTTAGGGAGATCGAAATTATATAAAGGATTAACCGCTTTAGGTATGGGAGACATACGGTTAAGCAATTCTTTGAATGTGAAATTATCATCAGGGTTGAATGCCCTCGATATTAATTCATCATAAAAGCCGTCCTCAGTCTTGGACTGCCTTTTCATAGCCTCTAATATTTTTGTTCGCTCGCTTTTTCCTCTGCCTTTTGATGGCTGCGTCTCTTTTCCGAATGTAGTTGAACTCTTAGCCATGATAGCCCGTATTTAGCCCGTATTTAATTAAATTATACCATAAAAAAAGACATCGTTTAGATGCCTTATATTTGTACTGAGAGAAGTTAACTAAAGTATTGAGTATACTTGGTTTTTTTCTTCTTCTGGTTTTTTCGCTTATTCGACTTTGCTCGTTGTCCTCGTTCATTGTGTGGCATGATATTAGTCCTTATTTAGCTTTCTAAGTATTTCATCCAGTCCGTCACGGGTTTCCTGTATGTGAGACTCTAATCTTTCCCCGTGATTATCTATAACCCTTTCATTCTTATCAGCCTTGGAGAGCTTTATAGAGTTGTAAGTGTTAAAGCATATAGCTACAATCCCAAACACAAAAGTTAGCAACACACCAATGCCTGCAGCATTAGTATTAACAAAATCCCAATACTCCAAAGCACCCCAGGCGCTAGTCCCTACGCCCGTACTTGCTGTCAATATATTTGAGGAATCGGCCAATACCTTTAGGGTTTCCTGCTTCACGTTCTTTCTCTACTAGTCTGATATAAAGAATAACTCTTATTATAACACCAAATATAAAAACTATTCCGTAGTATATATATTTGTGTGTTTCGAAGTGCGCTAGTAATTCCATCACTTGATATCACCATCTGTAGTATTCCGACCGCTATAATTAGTTCATCATACCAACTGTAAAATATATTACTGACAAATGATGAGTTTACTGATAGGTCATATATTATCATAGTGTGACATAGAACTGAAAATACCAGCAATAAAGACATCTTTAGAGCTAGCCTATCCTTAGCGTATAATGCCGTAAGTATTACAGCAGCAAGACCGTCAATCTGTATAAAAAACCCCTTCTCATCGATATAGTTCATCGACTCTGTTAAGGAAAATACATCAATCATAATTATATTTGATAGGGAAGATAACAGAATAACAATGGAGCACCAAAAGTAATTTTTATTACTAAAAAGTAAGATTGTGAACCACAGAACCATCATATAAACTATTATCATCATTCTACTTCTTTGTTTGTTTTGTTTTAGAGGTTTTCTTTGTTGGTTTTGTTTTTCTGCCTGTTGAAGCCATTTTATTACCCTTTTATGTATTAATTAATAGTTTAAATTATATCACCTTTAGTTTTTCTTTGTACGTTAGTTCAATTTGCTTTAATTCAGCGCAAGTATATTTCTTTGGTTCGTGTGGGCCCTCTAACCATAAAACTTTATCGAGCCCTATTTTCTCTATCAGGTTAATACGGTAATCATCCCTTACAAGTTGTGTTTTCTTTGCGTACTTATCAGAGCCCCCGTTACATGATTTGCATTGTTTATGTGCGTTGAGCTCTTCGAATCTGAGCTCAGGAAATGCACCTCTTGTTAAGAAGTGACCGCAATCCCAAGCTCCGCCAGTTTTCCATCCATCAGTTTGCTTTACATCTTCATCAGTTCTTTTGCAGCTAATACAATTCAAGCTTGCATCACGGGCCCTGATAAATTTATTAAATGCTGCCTGCGCTGCTGGAGCTCTTATCTTGCGATCATTATCTTTAAGAGCTCGCTTTTTTACCTTGTGCACCTTATCCGCTTTAACCTCTCTTTCAGTCTTTGACCAAGCAGCAAGGCAAGCAGGCCTTAAGCAAGCTTTCTGCAAAAAGTACTTAGCCTCAAACTTATCTTTACATACCTTGCATCTAGGCATTAATACACCAAGGCAAAATTGATAAACATACCATGTATAAGTCGTATGATGTTAATAGCAAATTATCATTAGTCATTGTTATTCCTTACTGTCTATGTGTTGTTAAAATGGAGGATTTAAACACCTTTCATTCTCTTTTTTCTGCTCTCGTTGTTCTTTTATTGTTAACCGTTGGTATGGGTAAAAGTAATGCTTTTCACTTAATGGGAAGGGGTTTTTATAAAGTATATCTTCAAACTGATCTTCAGGGTTTTCTTCTTCTGCCATTTCTAAATGATATTTAACATCTCCTGAATTTCTATCCCATTCGTCAATTTGCCAAAACCAACTGTTATCCTGTCTTAACGCCCTTTTAGCCTTTAAGTAAAAATAACCATCACGTTGTACATGTTCGCCACCTTCACAGGTATTAGTTAGCCAGTACAATTTAACCCAACAAACTCTGTATAATTTTGGTAATTCCATAGTATTCATTCCTTATCTATTGTGTCCGTTAATTTTACCGCAATGAGGACAAACAACAGTCCAATCTTTCATACTTCCTTTACAGTGAACGCATTTTTCCATGCTTAATATTTTCATATTCATTCCTTATAGTCTTCCCTGACTTAGCTAGTTGTTAGTTAATTAATTAAAGTTATCGTTGTTTGCTTTTGACTGCCTTTTCTGCCGCGCTCACGCTTTACACTTCCGTTAGCCTCAAGTATCAGCAAGCACTTATCAACCGTAGACGATGAAAGGCCAGTGTATGCAACAAAGTACTCTCTAGTTGTTTTCTTTAGCGCTTTAATCGATTCAAAAACTATTGATACTGTTCTTTCGCTTGTTTGCTTTTTAACGGTAATGTTTTTCTTTTTAGCCTTTGGTTTTGATACACGGCTCGGTGCATTACCTATAATTTTAAATCCGTCTATATTTAGAGCCATGTTCTTTATCCTATTTATTCAAAGTTAAATTCAACGCCATTTTTTTGAATGTCCGTTATTTCTTCTACGATGTGCTCACTGCTATTTTCAATATCAAGATTGCACAGTAGGTTATCGTAATTAAGATTATCCATTTCATCGTCAGGCCAATCAATCGTTTCATATACTATGACGTTATATCTTACTGTTAGCTTTGCCATTCTATTTACCTTCTCTTAGTAGTTAATTATTTAGTTAGTCTTTCGTAAATATCTTTTACCATCTGAACATCGTCGTGACAGTAATCAATAACTTTTTGCGGATCAGTTTGCCAAGTATCATATACTAGCGAACCGTCCATACCTTCTGTTTTACCCTTAATGTTAAGTAGCTTACAAAGGTTATCAGCGCTTATCGAGTTGCCGTAACCTGCCCATGATGTCATTGTGTCGTAGCAGTTATAGCCATGTTTAGCATCAACCCACTTTACGCCTTTGCAGCATGTAACATCGTTAATAACTGAGCGCTTCCAAATAAATGGCAAGTCAAACTTAGTTATATAATGCCCTATAAAATTAGGCTTTCTAATCTCTACCCCGTTAGCGGAGCATATAACATCAATCGCCATATGAAACCCATCAAGCATATCTTGCTCATCAAGATAGCTAGTGAGATTAAATTCGTCTGCAAAATCTTCGTGACCATCATTCCATGCAATACAAATACAAGCTATTGGCGCAACATCAGGATTAAAGCTTGTTTTCTCCCATTTATCATTAGCAACGTCAGCGCTTTTTGATTCTGCTAATTCTGTTTCCCAGCGAGTGATCATATCGCCCTTGCCGATAAACTTAATTTCTTTAGCATCAGTCAAGCCCAAATCAATTGCCGCTTGTGCTTTTGTTAAAGTTGATGGCGCTTTAAAGTTTTCAGTAACATCTTTCAATATTTGTAAGCGATGTTCTTCTGGTGCGCGTAGTGTTTCAATATCTATAAATATATTCATTATAATAATCCTTTTATGTATTCTCTGTATTTAGGGTCTTTTAACTCTTCAAGTGTTGCTTTGTTTTCTTTTATAGCTGCAACCCATGACAAATCGACAGGAGTTGGTTTGTTTTGTTGCTGCTTGATTGCACCGTTACCGTCATCATCTTCACTTGGTATTCCTGCAATAGCTTGTAAACCGTAACGTCTACAATATGTAATAACTGAACCTGCGCCTTGCGCATCTTGCTTAGTTGCCTTAACAGTAAATCTATTCATCAGCCATTCACCAGTCTCATGCATCAAGATTGTTTCAACACCTATGCGATCACCGTCATTAATAGGAAACTGAGCATAACTCAATCCATTAGTAGCAAACGGCTCTTTAACAGCCTTAACAACTTCGCCCAAGTCAGCATACTTACTTTTAAAGAAAGGGTTATTAGCGCCCTTGTGAGCGCCTCCCATTTCACTTTGAGCCTTACACATGGCAATAGCTAAGCTTTTAATTGATTCAGACTTTTCCATTGAATTGATTCTCCGTTATATGATCTGCTCTTGCATCAGCTTCGTAATTACAGTTGTTACATTCAAGATATTCGTTAAGAATGCAAAAACATGTAGGGCACTCTTTATCTTCTGGACCGTCGCAGTGTTCAGTTATTTGTTTATCTATGCCGCACTTACTCATGATTAACCCTATAACCTTTAAGTTGGACATTCAAAATACCCGTATAAGTATCAATGCGATCTTTAATATCTTCCATCGTTAATACATCAGATCTATCTATCATCGAGGTTAAAGCTTTCATAGCTGCTATTTTGCTTTCTATATCACTAGCCATTAATTCATCAAATGTTTTCATTTACTCTCTCCCTTGTTTAATCTGTATATAAGAATGAGCTAGGCAAGAATCGAACTTGCACCACCACCGAGATTAAAAGGGAATCGAACCCTAGGTAACTAGCTAAGTTATCGCCACCAGTGCGCATCTAACTCACTCATATATACAGACTGTTTGTACCCATAAACCCGCAATTAAGCGGGCTGTTTTGGTTAGTCCATAATGTAAATTCTCCAGTTAATTGTTAATCAAGCTTCAACGCTCACATGGCTCCACTTATTAACTCCACCCTCCACACTAAGTTTCGACAGGTGCTTTGTTTCCTATGTGACTAATATTAGACTAATCAAAAACTATTGCAAGTATTAATTTAATATTCTTTTAATATTGCATTAATACTTTACACTAGCCTATATATAAACTAATATTAACTCAACTTAAATAGAGGATTTCAAAAATGACAAAGAAGAAAGGTAATGCAGTAGCGGTTCGTCACGATATAAACGAGCTATTAAATGAGCTAGTAACATCAAGAAGCGATGCAAAAAGCTTAATCAATAATAAGGTTTCTATTGTTGCTGATTTGATAATTAAAGCACACAAAAAGGAATGCAAATGATGAAAATATCTGAATCAACTAAAACAAATTTATACGCACTAGCAGTATTGGCATTATTCCTATTCTCTAGTTCAATTGACACGCTTTTATTATCGGTAGGTATGTGATGAATGAATTAAAAGCAACTAAAGGCGAGTGGAAAGTTAACCTACTTTTTGTTGAATCCGCAGGAAGAATGATAGCTGATTGCGGTATAAGTAATTACGGAGGTCAAGAGGAAGAAGAGGCCAACGTAAACTTAATAGCTCAGTCGAAAAAAATGTATGCAATGCTAGAGGAATTAATAAGGTTGGGTACTGGATTGTTATCCGTAGATGAAATTACGGATGAAGAGGACGCAGCAACAGTCCATTCAAACTTTAATGACCAAGTTATTATTGCTGAAGTGTTACTAGCTAAATGTAGGGGCGAATAATGAAACCAACATACGAAACTAAATCACCCGCTTATCGTCGTCTTATGGGGTTTATACCTTGCAGTAAAGCATTTGGTAAATCATTCGTACAATTAATGGAGAGTTTAAAATGAGTAAAATTGATTGGAGTGAAGCGCCAGATGATTGTTTGGGAGCGGTGCATCTTAAAGAAGAATACATATATAGAGATGTTGATTACGGTATTTTTGTTACGAAAACTAAAGGGATGATGTGCGATGGTTATCATTATTGCGGCCATACATGCGTAGGCCCTCAGATTGAAAATTATAATTTTACACCTCGCCCAGATAAAGCACCTATATTCACACAAGCAATGAGTGATGCAGGTGAGTTACCTAGTGTAGGTATGGAGTGTTTGGTTTTTAATGTTGAGCTAATGAACCCAGCATACGAAAAAGCCACTATTGACTTTTTAGGGTGCCATGTAGTCGTGTACTCCAGTGAAAGCTGCACAGAAAGAACCTGTAATCTTGAATTTGTTAAATTCAAACATATAGATGCTCGTACTGATAGTGAAAAGGCTATTGATGATTTACGTAATGCTGACGATAGAATTTGCAATGATACTGAATGGCATAAGAATTTTTTAGATTTAATAAAAGCAGGTAAAATACACGAAGTATCTTTTGCGGGGAAATCATAATGATTAACAAATGTCCGTGTTGCAATTCAACACCAAAAGAAGCCGGCTTTATTAGCTGTGACAATATCAAATGCCTTAAATTCGAGGAAGAATACTTTGTATGGGAATGGCAATTATTAGCTAAACCTGAAGTGGGCGAGCACTTTATTGAAGCACATAGTCACACTATTAGCTTGGAGCATTAACAATGACTGATTTAGATATTTGTAAACGTATAGCTGAGATAGAAGGACATTTTCTTTGTGAAGAATGGGATTGTTGCGATGAAGGTGTATTGATCGGTAAAGGCAACGGCGATTTAAAGGACTTCAACCCACTAACAGACGACGCACTGTGCTTTAAGTTAATGGTTAAGTACCGCGTATATTGCGAACCCTTTATGTTAAATGAAAACTGGTCATGTCGTGCGTCTAGCTTTGCTAACACTCCTGAGAATGGTTACACCAAAGACAATTCATTAAACAAAGCTATCTGTCTAGCAATTATAGGGGCACATAAATCATGACATGCGACCAACAATTTGAAGCGCTAGTGGTAAGGCTTAATAAAGCTGAATCTGAGAATGTACAGTTGAAAGCTCAGGTTAATAAGTTAAAAGATGGTGTAACACACTTCAACAGTAGTCGTGGTGACTTAAACCCGTTACTAGAGGCTTATATAAAAACCCCTGAACAATGCCTTAACAGTGTTAAAG